TGTGTCGGTTCGTTCGACCTTCACACCTTTACGGTCTCACAGATAACTGACAGAATCAATTACATTTGATAACGAAACGATAACAATTCTCCAAGATCTACTGCCTCATCGAGCGTAGGTCTGAGTGGGACTATTGAATCAACGAGGCTTTCCATAGCGCCTACCACTGACAAGAAAAGTGCCATCCTTTTCGATATATACCAACTGGACGTTTACACGCTTGCCATCAGTCTCAATGGTGGCAAAACATTGCTGCCAGTTTGCAGTGCCTTTCGTGTACCCGGCTTGTTTGAAGTCCATTAGATTGCCAACCTCAACCCCATGGAGAACACGCCCTAAAACGCCCCCAGAGGCCTCTGTGAAGGCACTACGTCCTGCCCTATGAGTATGTCCGCATATAACGCTTTTGCCATGCCTACGAGCTGCTCCAAGGGCTGTAAGGCCTGCATTAGGATTGATGCCCTGCTCGTCTCCGTGGATAGCAATCCAATTAGGCGCAATGGCCATTGGCTTCTTATGGAATGTAATTCCTAGTTCATCTAGCTGCATGAACCGTTCAAACTTCATCTCAGGTAATGACAAGAATGCTGGTATCTTCTTCATGATTACGTTGTACAAACGGTCTGTGTGGTTAGACCGAATCATGTCCGTTACTTGTAAGTCGTATAGTGTCTGAACAGCAAGGTCGCGATCTTCTCCAAGAGTTTGCTCGTACCAGCCGGGCGTTCCTTCTGTCCAACGTGAGATTTGTGGTAAGTCGATTTCGTCTCCGATTGTGACAACCTTGTGAGGCTTCCAAGCGCGGATAAACGCCCCAAGGTTTTTGACTGCGACTTCATCGTGATACGGAACCTGTAAATCTGAAACGACTACAGTGCGTTGAATCATTCATCCTCATCATCTTCATATGGGATTGAATCAATTTTGTTTGGCAACGCAGGAAGAAGCCAGTCAGGATAAGTTGCACGATCTGAAATAATTGCTAAAGATAAATCAACAGCAAAGCCAGCCCTGCGAAGGCTTTTGTAAAACTCATGCATGGCAATGCTGTAAGCATCTAACTTTGAATACGTGTCAAGGTCTATGACCTTCTTACGAGTCTTTGCCATGTCGATAATTATCGCTCAAGAAGTATGTTGTAAATCTCATCGACTCGCGCATTGAGCCGCTTTATTTCCCCTAGCAGATGTGTAATTACATAACCTGCTAACCCACCGATTATTGCTAATGTGGAAATGTAAAGCGTGAAGAAGTCAGATTGATTCATGACTTGATGCCGATTGCTTCATCCCTTGGATTGAGCCAGCGAATTATCGGTGGCAAGCAAGAACTCATGCCAGCAGCAATGAGTGCCTTGGGATCTGTTACCCCAGCAGCATAAAGACTTAACGCTGCTACGAGGAAGGCTCTAGCCCAAGAACCTGCTGCTACTTTGAGTTCATTCATGTTTTCCGCCTATCATAGGTATTTGAAAAAAGCCACCATCATTGTCAGCTTCTTTCGCAAACGAGATGTGAATGTGGTGGTTGTGAGCATTGATGCCATCGTATTTGCGCCAAGCCCAAGACTTCTTTGAACTAGCAATCTTTCCCATGTGGATAACGTAACTAATTCTCCATTCGCCATTCTTAGCAGCAAGTCGTATCTGATCTGCCAGGTATACGGACTGCCCTTTTTGCTTGGACAAGTCAGCATCAATGTCGATGGCGCGTACCCACCCCTCAGCATCTGGATTGTGATCAGAGACAGTTCTACTATGTCGGGTATCCCCAACCCAGCCGTCTGATGTTCTATCTCTATCCGCGAAGGAATCATCTACTTGCAATCTAAGTTGTGAAGCAGCTTTACTTAGTCTTGGTTTCATCCAAGTAGGAGTGCAGCTTCTTCTGCGCTGATGCCCAACCTAGCCAACAGTGCAATTCTAGCCGACTCTCTGTTTAGTTTATCGACTTCTTTTTGTGTTTCTACCGCTTGTCTTTGTTCGTAATCTGCTAATTCCTTAGCATTCATTTCACGAACTTCGTCGTCAATTTGTATTAGTGGTATTGTCATAATCATTCCTTAACTGTTTGCGTATCCGTAGACTTTGATTGTTCCACCTGTTACTGTCCCGCTATCAACTAGGAAAGTAAAATCTGTATGTTGAGTACTTGAATCCTCAGTACCTTGCAGGAAATTGTATGTTCTGGCATTTGTTGGTCTTTGACCGAAAGATGAAATAGTCGTTGGAACTGCCAAATTTGGATTTATCAAAGTTATTGAACCACCGCCACCGCCAGTTGAACCCGAAATAGTATACGGAAAATTTGCCGTATTGTTTCCGTTGAGTGTATTTAGTGTGGCGCTTGTTGGACTGTAGTATTGAAGAAAGTTATAATAACCAGTTGTAGTAGAGCCAAGTTGTAACTGCAAATTAGCATTTGTACTAAATACAAGGCCACTAACCACAATAAGATAATTTGCGTATGTTGAACTAAAGGCTGAAGTAACGGCTACCGATGAAACTGTTGTACCAATCGTTTGAGTTTTAATTAATGTCAATCCACCCGCTGGTGAAGCCCAAACTGGAATTCCCCCTGAAACCGTAAGCACTTGTCCAGTTGAGCCAATACCTCGACGGGCAGGTGTTGATCCACTAGATGAGTAAATTGTGTCACCTGTTGTAGTCATTGGATTTGTCATGCCTGTTGTATCCAAATTAGCCCAGGCGCTGCCTGTGTAATAGGTGGTCACGTCAGTATCTTTTAGATAAGCAAATTGTCCTTCCTGTGGAGATGTAATGGCCGCATCTCTTGCTGCTGCCGATGCAAAGACCAATACTCCCTGCATCAAGTACCCATTAGTATCACCAGCTGACAGAACGTCACCAGTGGCGAAGGTTTTGAAACCTAATCCTGCTGCCATTTATTACTCCTTAGTATGATAAAACGCTAGTGCCAAGGATACCGTATAGGGAACTTCCTATAATGAATCCATCGATAATAGGTTCTTGCGTGGTTAGAGTTGTTCTCCAAGTGTTAGGTGTAATCGCATGGGCGATGCCTTGAACTTGTAGAGTCTTAGTTATTGTAGATCCGCTAGGTTGCAGGTTAGTTATCTCCACTTGGTCAAAGTAATCAAGGTCAAGAGCTGCTGTAACTCCTGCGTCATAGTTAGTGGTCATCAAATCGAGGGTCATCGCGTCAATGCGGATGGTTGTGTCTTTATGTGAGGCGACGTAGGCCTTGGCAATGTTCAGTGCCTGAGCATCTGTTTCAACGATTAGGTTGGAGTATGAAAGGCTATGAGTAAAGTAAGTCGTAATGCTTGTCGCGTCGCTGGCAGTCTGGACTGCTCCACCAGTGCGTTGAACTGACACGTTATTTACAACCTGCTTGTCGTCAAAGGCGAATGCCACGTTTGCATAATTGATGCCAGTGCCATCTTGGTTGAATACTGTAGGTGCGGCAGCAGCAGCAGCTAGAACCTGTGAGCGAGACTTGAACACTGCATTGCCTAGCACGTCAATGTAGAAAGCGCCGTACTCAGATTGCTCTATGTTCCTCGCACTTTGTAGCACTGATCTAACACTGGTATCAACAGAACTAGCCTGACAGGTCGAGTCGCCCGTTGCCAAGGTTCTCATGTTTGATGGCCATGAAACCATGTCGAGAAGTTTGCCCATTCTTGTGCCAGTTGCTTGGCCTGCTGTGCCATCTGTGATTGTCGTAATGTTGGACATATTGAACAAACGGAAACCATCGACTGCTGAAATGTCCACATAGGCAATTTCTTGCCCTACTGGATAGGTGTAGCGATAGTCAGTTGTATATCCTGAGAATATCCAGTAAGTATTTGAACTAGATGTCTGCGTGGCACTAATGCGTAATTTACGAAGTGGTTGCATAAGCCCATAAATCGGCGAGGATAAGTTTTGAGGGTCAAAGATGCCTGTGGGGTCTAAAACCCTGACAACTGCTGTACCAGCCTCATAGAGGTCTTGGTTGATGTTTCTGCCACGTCTAGTATCTATCTTTATAGTGCTGTCGCTTACGTCAAGAATGTATGCACTATTATCAGAAAGAGTACCAACACCGCCAAGTTTGCCGTAAATTGGATCGTCTAAAAAGAATGGATTGCCAAATGTCGGGCCGTTACTAAAATTTATGGATACATTGAGAGTTGCTGGCAAGGCCATTAGAGAACCCTAACGCCAGACCAACTACCGCCTGAGCCGCCTGATTGAGAAGATGTTTCTAAAGATGCACCTAGCATTGTTGCAAGGTCGCGTTCTGTAATGACATTACCTTGTGGATAGATATTTACTACCGTTGGTAGATTAGTTGCAAGGCCACCTGCTTGTCCACGATAAGCACTGTCAAACTGACCACCGACCGCAGCATCCATTGGATTATTAGTCATAGGTGTGGTTACTGGTGCGCTAGGTGGCGATGGTTGTCCTTGAACAGGAATGCCAAGTTTGGCAATTTGCGCTGCTATCTTTTCAAGATAGTCAAGCCACTCAGTAAATGGATTCTTTGCGCTAGGCAAGTTTTTCAAGTAAATAGATAGTTCTTTAGTCTTGCCTTCAACGTTAGCGAGTTCATTAGCAACACGCATTACTTCATCAGCGTTGCCACCAATAAGTGCCATCTGTAATTCTAGGCGCTTACGATCTTCTTCTGAGACTTTGCCTTTGAGTGCTGCAACAATTTGAATCTGTGCAAGGTCAAAGATGGCTGATGCCTTCTTGACGAGAGCTGAGTCCTTTTGGACTTTCAATAGTTTTTTCTGCTCAGCCGCTATTGCAGCAGCTCTTTTCTTGGCATCTGTCTCAGCCTTGATTGCTGCTGCTTTGTTAGATGCAGTAAGGTCTTGGTTAGTCAAAGTCGTACTCATGCCAAAAGGCTTTTGTGTGCCAAAGCCCTTGCGGAACTCGCTAAAAGATAGAACTTCAATAACTCTAGCTGCGTATTCAGCAGCAGTCTGCATCTTTACAACAAGACCATCCACGCTCTTAGATCCTGAAACTGTAACCAAGGCATCGACTAGCGACTTGCCAATGATTTCAGATGCGTTTTCTGAGGCTACAGATAGTTTGTTTATTTGCGCTGTGTAAGTGTTGGCTGCTAATGCACCCTGTCCGGCAAACAATGTGTTGAGCCTTGCCTGAATATCAGCAAAGGAAGCACTGGCTAATTCAGTCTTAGTAAGACCAAGGTTGAGTTGTCGAAGTCCACGAGTATTTCCTACATATGCCTGTGAAAGTGCTTGTGACACCGAAACAATGTCAAGCCCCGTCGCCGCTGTAACATCTAGGCTTTGATTGAGAATCTCTTGTGACTTAGCAAGTGAGCCAGTGGTCTGCAATATCTTTACATAGGCAGGTTGTAATTGATCTCTATTAATGCCAGTAATCTGTTCAAGAGTGTTGAGATAAGCATTGGCATCAGATGCACCGAAAGCTAAGCCAAGGTTCTTGATGCTTTGAGTAAGGCGAATAGTCTCAGCTTCTTGTT